ATCGGTCGTACCCGGTCAACGGGTCTACGAGCGCCTTCTGGATCTCGGCATCACTGGCGCCGTGCTCGAGCGAACGGCGAAAGATCAGCGACCACGACCGCGCATTGCCGGCCGCGAACCCGACACGGTGCGCCTCTTGCGCCTCTTCGTGCTGGCGGCCCGTCAGTTTACGAATCCGTATCCACTGCCCTTCATCGAAGGGCAGCGGAATCGGATCAGAGACGCTGAGTGATGCGAACGGTGAACCCATCCGTTACGACCAGGCGCCCGACACCTGCGAGCACTTCGCCTTGAACTTCGTCAGATTGCCGACCTGCGCGAGCACTTCGTACTCTTTCAGGTAGCCTTCCGACGTCCAGGTCTTCGAGTCACCAAAGACCAGCGTGAGCGTCCGCGTGCCGCCGTTCGGATCGGTATCCGGCGATCCGAAGACCGCGTGCGATCCCGTGGTCGACGTGGTATCCCACCAGCCTTCGATGTCGATGTCGGGCAGTTCCTTGACGCCGGTCGGCAACTGCTTCTCCACCGTGTCGCCGTAGGCCGTCGTGGTTTGGCTCTTGGCGACGATCTTCACGCCGCCGATGGACACCAGCAGACTGGTGATGGTGCGCGCCGTGCCGCTCTGCGCGTCGTCATACGCGGCCGTCACGCTGTTGCTTCCGTACTTTCCAGGCATAGTGAGTTACTCCCTCGAATCGAACTGTTAGTTGCGCGCCAATCCCACGAACAACGTGATGCTGCCGGTCCCGGTCACATCCAGCACGTAGCGGGTATGTCGGTTGATGGTCCCTGCCAGCGCGATCCGCTCAGCTGTCGGACCCGCCGTGACGGTGGTAAACGTGCCTTTGGTCGCCCACGTCGACCCATCGGATGAATGCTCAACGGTGATCACGGCGCTGGTTAGGCCGCTGAATGCCGTCACTTGCAAGTAGGCCGCGCCGCCATTGGCACTGGAAGCCGTGTTGTCAACGCCGGTGCCTGTGGTGTCGACGGTGCGCGCCGCCAGCGGATGCAGGATCACGCCGTCATCGATCGCGCCGTTGAAGATGTATTTGGTGTTCGCCTTCGTCAGATTGCCGATCTGTGCGAGGACGTCGTATTCCGCTTTGTAGACGCCTTCGAAGCCGACGAACGGCTGACCGAGCGTGTCGCCACCAAAGCCCGCGCAGACCACATCGGCCGTTTCCTGCACGGAGTCGGCGACATCACGCAACACGTCGTGCAGTGACGTGGTATCGAAGAACGCGCCGCCCTGCTCGAGCATCACCGACGAAATTCCGGTCGGCAGCGACAGCATCACCGTGTCGCCGAGTCCCGTGGCCTCTTCGTGTTTGGCGGTGATCTTGTAGCTCAGCGTCTTCGGTTTGGCACCGAGCAGACTTCGACCTCCGACTAAGTAGAAGATCGACGACGATCCATACTTCGGCATTTACGGCTCGCCTTCCGGGTAGTCATACCCACAGTTGATGCAGTGCCAGCGCTCACCGCCGAAGGTCTGCGCCGAACGCTTGCATTCCTCGCCCTTGCCGCACTGCGGACAGGTCGACGTCGGCTTCGTGCGAAGCGGCTTGCCTTGCGGATTCACGATCACGGATGTCTCGCTCATGCTTCGCTCGCGTAGATCCGAAAGAACGCCACCAGCTCCCGCACCTTCACGCCGGCAATCACCTGATCGCTCAGCAATTGCGTCTCGTCGTAGAACACCAGCCCCGCCTGCGTGTAGCCGGTGATCGACAACGCCTGATCGCGCAACAACTCGATTACCTTCTGGCCGATCGATTGCGCTTCCTTCGTGCCCTCGTAGTTCGAGAACACATGCACGCGCAGTTCGATTTCAGGAAACCCGCCCGTCCCGAAGCCGCGCTGATCCCGCTCGCGCACCTCGTACCAGACGAACGGAAACGTCGGATTCCGCGGCACGTCGTCGTAGATCCGCGAGCCCACCAAGGCCGTCAGTCCCGCGACGTTCAAGGCGGCATACACCGCCACCGACACCGGGCCGAGGGCGAGGTAGGCCACTTACCGGACCTCCTGGCACGTCAGCGCCAGAAACTCGCGCCGCCCATCCACCGGATGCACGCCCACGATCTGCAACGTCCGCGCTGACCCCGTATACGGCGTCCACGACAGCGTCATCGCCGGTGTCACATCCGCCCGATACCGGATCGTCACGGTGTAATCGACATGCGAGCCGATCGCTTGGGCCTGCTGCTGTTCCGAGGCACGTGAGGCGCGGACATTCGCCCACACCGTCGCTAACGTGCTCGGCGAAGACGACCGACCGCCTTGGGTATCCGCCACCGTCGTGGTCTGCTGAATCGCCACGCGATCAAGCAGGTCGCTGGCGTCCATTACAGGCATGGCACCACCAGCGGATTGATCAAGGACCAGTAGGCCAACGGCAATTCCGCCATCGCCTCACCAACCGGGATGCGCTGCTCGTACCAGTAAGTCGTCAGCAACCGCACCGCCTGAATCAGCCCGACGTCGGTGACGTTCGACCCGGCCGCGCCATACCCCGCCGTGAAGGTCACTTGCAGGGCGTTTTCCGGACGCAGATCCGAGGGCCACGACTGGCCATCCTTCAACACGATTCGCGCCGGCAGGCTGGCCGTATCCAATCGATAGACCGTGGACGCGACCGTTGATTCCACGTCGGCCACGCTGAAACTCTTGATGCTCGTCACGGCCGACACCGGCGCGATCGGCAACCAGATTGGCGCCCGATTCGACGGTGCCTTGTCGAGCGTCAAGGTCCACGTCTGGTTGATCAGCGCCCGCCGGGTATCGATCTCCACCTTCTGACGCGCCGCTTTGACGTAGCTGTCAATCAGCGCGTCTTCCGTGCTGACATCAACCCGCAACGCGAGCTTCATGTCAGCCGTCGAAATCGGTTCGGCCGCGGCATCCGTCGTGCGGACGAGTGAGAAGTGAATCGGGTGACCGGAGGCGTCAAACATGCGTGCGCCTCCGGCCCCGAGGTTTGACAGACCGCTCGGGACCAGGCTCCCCCACGGCCAACTCGACGCCTCCCACCTCGTACGGCACGGCCTGACCCGACGCGATTAAGCGCCGGGCCGTGACCTCGTCGTGACAGAGATACACGTCGCCCTCGTCCCATGACCCATCGGGACTGACAATCGACGTGAGGAGGCGCAGACGCATCACTAGGCCGTGCCTTCTGCCGGTGATGCGTGGACTTCCGCGATCTGCGTGCCGCTGACGCTGTTGCCAGCCGCACCCGGCGTGCCGTTGTAGAGGCAGGCCCAGATCGATTCGAGCGTGGAGGACGCGCCGCGCGCGGCCACCACTTGCAGGTAGCGTTCCTGCGGCTGGTGGACCTCGACGATCACGTCTTCGTCGCTCGCGCCCGAGGCGACCGAGGTGCCCGTCAGATCCGCCATCCCGGTCGTCTGGTTGGACGTGTTCTGCTGGACCTTGATCGTGTTGGTCGCGTTCGCCGTGCCGAAGGACGTGAAGAAGACCACGCCCTCGTAGCCGGCGGTGTCGATGATGTCGGACGTGACATCCGTCGTCGCCGCCGCCGAATGGTCCTTCAGCTTGATGAGCTTCTGACGGCTCAGGAAGTTGCGAGCCATTACGCCATCACCAGGTGCTTGACCGCCTCAGCCAGCGACAGCTTGCCGTCCGTGCGGCGGAACTGCCGGAAGCCGACGTGGCCGTTGGCCGCGTAGAGCTCGTTCAAGCGCTGCATCGACATCGCCTGGCGATCGCCGATGTAGTAGTAGCGGGGATCACCGAAGACGACCGGCTTGAGGCCCGTGGTCGCCGCCGGCGCGAACTCGGACACCACGACGGGCCGACCGAGCAGCTTGTCCGGTTCGCCGGCCTGAAGGCCGGGCTGCCAGAGATAGGTCTTGTCGCCGGAGACGCCGGTGACGAGCTTGCGCAGCATCTTGACCGTGGAGTCCTTCATGATCCACACGGCGTTGCTGCGGTACGGACGCTTCAGCGAGTGATAGACGTCCATGATCTCGTCGGCCGTGATGGCGTTGGTCGCCGACGCGGTCGCGCCCACCGCCGAGCCGTTGAAGATGCCGGTCGGTTTGCCCGAGCCATCGCCCGAGATGAAGGCTTCCTCTTCGAGCTTGCCGAAGCGGCGGCCGAACTCGCTAGCGATGAACGACTCCACCGGGAAGGCCGAGTCGTTCAGCAACTCCTCCGACACCTTGATCAGCGCCGTGCCCTTGTAGGCGTTCAGCGTGACTTCGGCGAAGGTTTCGTCGCTCGTTGAATACGCGCTCTCTTCGGACTTCCACGAGGCCGAGCCGTGCGCGCTGTTGACCGGGATGGTCATCACGCCCGACGTGGTCGTGAACACCGTCGCCAGACCGCGGATGACGTTCTCTTCCTCGAGCGCGACGATCAGTTCCTTGCGGAACTCATCGGGCACCAGGTATCCACCGAGCGAATCGGTGCCGACCTTGTGATCGCGCAGTTCGGCGCCGACGACGCCCGAGCGCATCGCCTGCCAGAACGCCTGACGATAGCCTTCGGCGTTGTCCTTCTTGTCTGCGGTTTCGACCGCGCGCTGGGAGTCGGGCACGATCGCGCGATCGGCCGCGTCGGCCTTGGCGCGGGCGTCGATCGTCGCCTTGAGGGCGTCGATGTCCGCTTCCATCTTGCGGGACTTCTCGAGTTCTTCCGGTGAAAGGGCGCGCTTCTCCGCGTCTGCCGCGTCAAGCATGGCGCGCCAGTCGGCCACGATCTTGGCGCGCTGTTCGCTGAGTGTCATTGGACTGCTCCTGCCGGGATGTCCCCGGCGTGCGCGTTGGGGCTTGTCGCGCGGAGCCTCTGAATGCGGCCTCTTGGGCCGACTTCCGGTCTGACTAGCTGCCTTCGGGGCGGCCCATCAGGTAGTTCAGTGCGTCACATTTCGCACACTTGATTTCGATCGCCTCGGCGCCGCGTAAGGGGCTGCTCACCGTGGTCTTGCACAGCAACCGCTTACAGGTGCGGCATCGAACCTCTTCCCATCGTCGATCGGTCACACGATCGGTTACCGGCTCGCTGCGTCCGCTAACCTGCATCGTTCCCTCGACAATTCGATCTGCGTCCGCCATTCGGTGTCAGCAATTTCGCTCAGCGCCGCGGCCTCTCGGCTCCGTGCTGATACCGTCGTCGACGCATATGCTGGGTACGTCACCGGCGACACGTCATAGAGCTTGACAGCCTTGATCGTGCGTAGCGGCATCTCCCCGCGCGTGCCGTAATCCCACTCTTCCTCGGTCACTTCAAACGCGAAGGACGACTGATTGACGTCACCGCGCTGGACGCTGACCATCAGGTCGCGCGCCCATTGCGTATCGGGCGGATCGACGTCATAGCGAAGCCCTCGCTCGTCTTCCACCAGACGCAGGGTGCCCGCCGCCGTCCGCCCGATCACAAAGTTGGCGTCGTGGTTGAACAGCGCCCGCACGTCGTCACGCTTCGCCGCATCGGCAAACGCGCCAGGCGCGATCCGTTCCTTGAACAGACCCGCGATCTCCGTCACATCGCCAAAGACCGCCGCATAGCCCGACAGGCGCGGCTTGTCGTCCTCGCGTCGGACTTCTACGGGCATCGAAAGGGCGCGTCGTTCCTGTTCAGCCATCACATCACCTGATCTGCGACGTCATCGTCCGCCGCTGGTTGACCGAACGGCTGCGCGGGTGCCTTGTCTGTGGCGCCCGTCAGCGGGATCATGTTCCCGTTCATGTGGTACTGATTGCCGCCCTCGGCGGCCGGGATCGGGTTCTCGTGCAGCTTCCGCCGCACGTCATTCGCCGAATAAATGCCGTTCTGCCGTCCTGAGGCGAGCGCCTCCATACGCGACTGCAAGTCAGATTGAATCAATGCCTCTCGGTCGAAGATCGCTTGATAGCGCGGATACTGACGAGTCGTTAGCACGTCTCGTCGGTATGCCTGCTCCAGCAACACCAAAAACCGATCGAGACCGCTATTGACGTAGTCGCGATCCTGCGCTTCGATGTTGCTGAACGTCGCGCGCTCAAGATCCCCGATCTTGTGAGGAGGCATACGAAACGAGCCGGCAATCATCGTGCGGATCTGCTTGCGCGTCTCGTTGAATTGCGCTTCGTCGTTGGTGGTCGACAGCGGCGTGAATTTTGTGTCGCCCTCGAAGATGCCAAACTTGTGCGCGTTTTTTACGCCGCCGTGCATCGCCTCGAGTGTTTCCCGAATCGCCTGTCGCCCTTCAGGCTTCTGCGGCGGCACATGCAGGATGCCCGACATCCGAACGCCGTTCGCAAAGAACTTGCTCGCGTACATGTCGAGCGCGATCGCCAAGCCGATCAAATCCCGGCAGCGATGAATCGGTGAGGGATGGCGCAGCTCGAGCAGTGGCGGCCGATCCGGGTCAAAGGTCCATTCGATAGGCTTGCCGGCGTCCATGCGATAGCTGTATCGCTTGACATTCATGGCATCGCGCGACACGGTCATGCGTTCGGGATCTAGGCGCCACAGCGCCTTCACTTCACCGTTCGGCTTGCGGACGATTTCGGCGAACGCCTTTTCGTGCCGCAGCAAGTCGCGCATCAGTGAATCGCGAAACTCCGCAGCCGTCGTCTCCGGGTTCGGCAGGTCGTGCAGGATTTCCCACAGCGGATGACTCGTCGCGTCTTCCCATTCACCGTTGTTTGTCTTTACCCGGAGCTTGAGCGGACAGCGACCCACGTCTTCCGCGAGCACCGAGACGCACGCAAAGACGTCCGGTACCTGCATGGCCGTCTCCGGCGTCACGGTCACCCCGGAGGCCACGGCATTCGTCCATGCATCCCGGAGCCAAAAGTCCCGCTCGGCCAGCGTGGCGCGCGATTCGCGCTTTCCCAACCCGAACCAGCTGCGCCAGTTCATGCCGGCACCGCCTGTTGTTCGTTGAGCATCGCCATCTCGTACAGCGAGCGCTCGTACCACGGCTCCGCAATCGCCAACTGGCCGACGTGCCCACACTTCACGGTCGGATCGATGAAGATCGGGCAGCCGAGCGCCAGCGCCTTTTGGCAGAAGGACACATCCTCAGTAATCGTCCACGCGCCGTTGCCATCTTCGGCGTACTCAAACCACGGCGCCGGCATGGCGTCGAACACCGACATCGGGACGATCGTGCAGCCCATCCCAACCAGCGATTCCGGCATCAGGGTCGTCCCGAGATGGACGGTCTTGTCGTAGTCGTAATCGACCTGCAAGGTCGTCGGGTTCACGCGCTCGCGCGTCAAGGCAACCGGCCAGTGCGGCCACGTCTTCAGGAAGTAGAGGCCCGAGACGATGCCCTTGTCGTGATGCGCCAGCATCTTCGACAGCACGTCAGTCGGCCAGATCATGTCGGCATCGAGGAACAGGATGTGCGTGCAGCCCTGCGCCTTCGCCACGCGGACGGCTTCGTTGCGCAGATCACTGACCAGCAGATACCGGCTGATCCAGGTGAATTGCACGTCGGTAAAGCCGTGCGCCTTGGCCGCGTCCGTCACACGCTGGCCCCAGCCGATATTGAGCAGGCTTGCGGCCGTTTGCCGGTAGATGCTGCGCTCGTTGGAGCAGACCGCCACGAGGCACTTACGCTGCCCGGCCGGCGTCCGCAAAGAGACGGTGGCCGCAGGCTTTTCCACGCACCACGACGTCGCCGAGACGGTCTTGACCGCCACGCCGCGCATCTGGCCCCACGGCTTCAACGCCTTGGCGACACTCGGCCATTGAATGTCGTGACCGGCCAGCATCCCGCCCGGCTTGACCTTCGGCCACCAGGCATTCAGTTCTTTCAGGACATGGCCGGTCGAGTGGTCATCGTCCAAGAAGACGAAATCGAGGGAGGCATCGGCGTAGGTCTTGGCGAGGGCCAGCGATTCCCCCACGCGGATGTTGACGAAGTCAGCGACCGGCGCGAGATTCGCGCGCGTGTTCGTGACGAGTGAGCCGTCCTCGTCGCGGCGGGACTCTTGATCGAGGAAGTCTCGATCGGAGTGGAAGTTAGAGCGGGCTACGCCTTCGAAGGTGTCGCAGGCGTCGAAGCGAATCCGCTTGCCGCTGTTGGCGATTTCCACCGCCATACAGGCCGCAGACTTGCCGGCGTAGGTGCCGACTTCGACGAAGTGGGCGCCATCAGAGGCGGCGGCCACGCGATCGGCGTACAGATCGGCGAAGTCACACCATCCCGGAAGACGGTCGTAGAAGTGATCCAATGGGCTGAGTCTTCAGGATGGACTCAGCGCGTACGGAAAGGAAGGGACTACCCGCCAGCGTTTCCGCTGGTTTCACTCTTTCAGAGTTCGCACCGCGAGAAACTTGATCCGCTCATCGCCTGCGATCTTGACCGCGTGCTCCTTGTCGCGCGCATCGCATGACAATGAGAGCCTGTCGTACGGCGCAGACGGAACAGCGGGCCACAGTTCCACGGATGGCGGCTCGCCGGTGCCTGGTCCCTCTTGGTAGACCGAGCTGATTGCGCCATCGTCCACGCGCACGCGCATCGACCATCGGGACACGCCGTCTCTGATTTGGCGCTCTGCCGCGTCTACTTCGTACCCGTCCTCGTTATCAATCCATCCCTGCTCGCCGTACATCACATTCTCTGAATCGTGCATCTGTGCAGCCGCCTGCGCGAGTTCCAGCGACGAATAGACGCCAACGACGCGTGCGTCGGAGTATTCGCCCACCCACACCAACCAGACCTTCATGGGTGCGATTCTGCCTCGCGTTTATCCTGCACCGCAATCACCGATGACGCCGGCACCCGCGGTGCCCCGCTCGGCGTCCGCACCACCGTCACCGCGCCCTTCTCGGCCCAATTCCTGACCGTCCGCGGCGTCACCGCATAAAACTGCGCCACTTGCTGAAACGTCATCAGCCGCTCTTTGTTCACACCGTCCATGCGTAGACCTCCGCTGTCTGCGGCCGTTCCGCCACGATCGCCCGGCTCAGACCCATAATCAGCGCCACGATCCCGTCGATGCGTTCCGTCGCCTTCGCCTTGTCCGGGGCGATGTTGCCGTTGGGATCTTGGCGGACCACCATGTTGGAGGCCATCCACCGCAACACCGGATGCTTACCGTGTCGCAGCTTCTTCGACGTCACCAACGCCCCAAGATGCTTGGTCGGCTCACTGAGCGACCTGAATCCTTGCCGCAGTTCGACCACGCGGAAGCCGTCCCCCGTCAATTCCGTGGCGATCTTCGTCGCGTTCCACGGATCGAACGCCAACTCCTGAATCCCATACTGCTCGCCGAGCTCGTTGATCTTTTCGCGGATGAAACCCTGGTCGACGACGTTGCCTGGAGTGGCGATGATGAGCCCGTCCTTGATCCACTGCGCATACGGCACGCGGTCGGCCCGTTCGCGCTGCGCCACGTTCTCAGCCGGCACGAAGAAGAACGGCAACACTGTTACCCCATCGTCGTCATCCGGGAAGACCAGCACGCACGCCGTCAGATCCGTGCGGCTCGACAGGTCCAGCCCGGCATAGCACGGCCGCCCGCGCAGATCCGCCAGATCCACCACGCCCGCCGAGGCGTCCCACGCCGACAGGTCTAACCAGCGTTCCGACTGCTCCGTCCATTGATTGAGATACAACCGCCGAAAGGTGTTCTCTTGCGCCGGGATGGCCTTGGCCCGCTGGCAGGCCGCACGCATTTCCTCGAGCGACCGGAAATCCCCGAGGGCGGGATTGGCCGCCTTCCAGACCTTCTCGCTCGTCCAATCCGCCCCGATGGGCGCTTCGAACAGGATCGGCAGGAATGTCGGATCGAGTGCCGGATTCTCCTGCACCTTCTTGGAGTGTGCGTAGAGCTCCCACAGGATCGAATGGCGATCGTAGCCGGCGGTCGTAATCGCCATCATCAACGGTTGCGACCGTGCGCCCTGCGACGTCGACAGCACGTCCCACAGTTCCCGGTTCGGTGCCGCGTGGAGTTCGTCGTAGATCACGACGGAGGCGTTAAACCCATGCTTGCTATAGGCTTCCGCCGAAATCGCCCGATAGAAACTGCCGCTCGCGCGATGCACGATCCGCTTCTGCGAATCGATGATTTCGCACACCGCCGCCAGCTCTGGATCATTGCGAATCATCTGCGCCGCGACGTTGAACACCAGCGCCGCCTGATCCTTGTCCGCCGCCGCTGAATAGACCTGCGCGCCGATTTCCCCGTCGAACAGCAGGAAGTACACCGCCAGCGCCGCGGCCAGCTCGGATTTGCCGTTCTTGCGCGGCAGCATCAGCAGACAGGTGCGGTATTGCCGCAGTCCGTCCTTGCGCTGCTTGAACAACGGCCGAACAATCTGCTTTTCCTGCCACGGACGCAGGTTGAACGGCTGACCAGCGAATGGCCCGCTGGTATGCGTCAACTGGTTGATCAGTCGAACGGCCCGATCCGCCTGCGATGGTGCCTTCATCGCAGCGCTCCGGCCCACTTACTCACCGGCATGTCGTCCTTCTTCACCTGGATACGCGCCCGGCTCACCGGTTCCAACCCGAACAAAGAATAATAAGGACGTAACGCCGTCGCCGTCTCCCGTTCCAGCTTCAACACCGCATCAATCACGATGGTGAGCTTCGTCTGGTCATCGGCATCGTCCTGCTCGATCGAGGCCAGCTGTCGGCCGTCCTTACTGGCGACCGCCACGAGCAACGTGCTTTGCAACTCGCACAACGTGGCAAACACCCGCACATCAGCCGGCGTCAACGTGCCCATCGCTAAACAGATCGGCGCAAGCTCGTCCCACACCACCGACGCGCCCGCGCTCAATCCGACCGGCTTTGTCACCTCTCCTGCCGGTGGCACAGGCTCATGTTTGTTGAGCTTTTTGCGACTTGGGTTCCCGCGAAGGATGGTCAGCTTCGTCGGTTGCGGGCGCCGTCCGCTGTTGGCATTCCCCGCCATGTTCAAATTCCCCGAAAATCTGCGCGCGACTGGGGCGCGGTGTCCGGAGCGTTCCGCCGTAGGTCTTGAGACCCCCTACCCGTCTGGGCAGTCACCATGCTTTCAGCCCTCGAGCGGATTCCCGTTTGGTCTTCGCATCGGAACACGGTCGGCACAACGGCTGCTCATTGGCAGGATCGCCTTCGGTTCCCCCTTCTGCGAGCGGGATGATGTGGTCGCGGATGGTGGCGATGCTCACGCGGCCCTGCTTGGTGCATTCCCGGCAGAGTGGCTCGCGCGCGAAGAGGGCGTCCCGTCGACGCTGATTGGCACGACCACGGAGGCGAGGGACGGTGTGCCGGCTGGGCTGCCAGGCCTTGCGGGGTCCGCCGTGCTGATCACATCGACCAGTAGAGACAAGCGCATTGCATCCGCTGGCCGAGCAGGGGCGCAACGGAGCGTTAGGCATCACGCCTCTCGCCGCCGGTATTCAGTTTGTGGATGAACCTAGAATGGCAGAGTTACTACTGATTAGGTAGTCACTATAGATGAATAAGCGTGCGCTTAATCGTCTACACCCTCTTGATCGTGGCGTGCGGGCCGCAAGGCCAACGTGCGATTCAAGGCTTTCAGCATCGAGACGAGCGTCGACGCCCGCGGGTCGACTTGGAGCTTTAACACCTTGCAGACGGCGGCAGGGTGCGCGTTCATCCGCCGCGCCAGTTCCGCCTGGGAGATGTCCTGCTCCTGCATGATGGCGCTGATTTCGGCTATCAACGCTTCTAAGTGGCCGTCACGTTCCAGGCGCGTCACGACCTCACGACCTTAGGTAATTGCGCGATAAATTCTAGAAGAGTGGGTGCCGCCCTGAACCATTCGCCGCGGTGGTGGAACCTCTTGAAGCGCCGATGATGCGCGCCCTCCATTTGATCTAAATCGGCCGACACGCACGGAATAAACCCGATGACTTCAAGGTCGAATGGCGTAGACATCTGGTGTGCGGCCAGCCGTCTATCGACGTTGGTGGTCTTGCCGATCTTGATGAATTGCTGACACCGAATAAAGTAGATGCCGCAGCGCGTCGGATCAATCTGGCGCTCAGCGTCGTCCTGAGCCTTCCAGCGCGTCAGATATTCACTCGTCACCTGCGCGGTAAGTTCAAGGCGCTCTGTGTGATGCGGGCATCGGCTACTACGCGAACAGCGCGCCGCCATGAATCGCGCGCAATCACATAACTCGCATGTGCCGTATCGATGATGAAACCCATCGTGGCCGCAGACGCACGCACGTAACTCGTGCCCGCACTGCTGGCTTGCCGGCACCGCCTTGAAACGTTGCGTCATGATGCTCATCGGCAGTCTCGAGGATCGGGGAGCTTCACCATCCGAACGCCTCTCGCGCCACGGCGATGACGAGCAACCCAAACACCACCGGGGTCAGCATGAATACCGCCACAGCGGTGACGGAGAAGGCCAGCGCGAGCAACACCATGTCTAGCAGGCGGCCTTGCTGCCAGTGCCTCCACCAGCGGAGCGGGCCGGCGACTTCATGCCCGATGAAGCTGGCAGCGCGCACTTCCCACCGCTGCCGACGATCGACCCTGTCCATCGCTACAATCTCCCTTCATGTCCGCTCGCGACTTCTCCGTCCGACCTGTGATCTGTGCCGGCGAGCTCAAGGCCATCGAACGTGCCGTGCGATCCCAGGGCTCCTTGCAGATCGGCAGCTACGTCGAGGTGGAATTCGGGGCGACGTGGGGCGAACGCCAAGGCAAACCGTTCCGCGTGGATGGCATGTGGCGCCAATGTCGTGTGGTCGGTCATTCCGGGGCCACCGTGGAAGTGGTCTTCGACCCTGATCCCGTCAAAGCACCGCCGGATGAACCGTTTGGGTGAGCCGTGCGCTGTTGCCACTGTTCAAACGCGTACCAGTCTGACAACGGATGCTGGCCCGTCTCCGCCTCAAAGCGTTGTGCGGCGTCCACATATGCCGCCATATCGGCGTCGTGCTGGCGATGCAGGTCTGGAGCGCACTCTACGCAGTAGCCGCAGATCGTGAAGCGCTGGAACAGGTGAGGGCAATACAACGGCTCACTCATGGTTCCTGCCGTCCTGAGGGCGCGGGAGGAGCTAGCAGTGTCGTCCAATGGGTTGGCGCTCCTCCTTTGACCAGGAAGTAGCCGCCATCGTCGTGATGCTTGTCCGGGTGAAAGTCGAGTTGGCCCCACAGCCAACCGTAGACCTTGTGCCACCATCCACCTATCGCCCGCTGCTCGTAGAGTTTGATGCGATTCCTCGGTGCTGTCTCAATCGGCTTCCACCCGGTCGGCTCCCCTTCGGATCGAACGAGGGCGAGATCCAAGCCGCAGGTGCAGGGCATCGGCTCGAAGGCGTGACCGTCCGCGTGCAAGTCACAAATCGCCTGCGACGTGCCGCAGTGGTTGCACGTCCGCGATTCGCAATCTTCGTCATGCTGCGGTCGATACGTGTGGAGTGGGCGCGGCGTCACCATAGCCTCCAGATCAGCCACAGGCCGATGATCGCTATGGGAGTCGCCAGCAACCACACTTGTCCGAACGTCGGCGTCTGCGTCATGGCTGCTCCTTTAACTGCCGCTTGATCGTTTCGATCCGCTCGCGGACGGTTTGAGCTTGAATGCTCTCGACGGTTTGCCGCTCCTGTCGTTGCAACTGCATTTCCAGTTGCCACGCCCGCTGAATCAATTCACCGAGCGAAGCGTTGGGGTTATCTTCTGGGTTCATGGCTGCTCCTGTGACCCCCGAAGGGCGGCGTCAGCTGCTCGCATTTCAGCGAACAACGCCTCAGGATCAAACCACTGCGCCTTTGTGATGTGCCCGATCCGCTTGGCTTTCCCGCCCCATCCCTCGCTGTCCACGCGGACGAACGCGCCCGGTAACTTCTCCCACGATTCGACGCCGACGGTGTTCATCAGTCTGCGGATGAACTCCATGCCGTAACTGGCCCCAACGCGCCGTTTATCGGCTTCGCTCCAATAGTCGAAGGCGTAGCCACCGAAGCTGACGCCCCAGCCGTCGCCTTCAAGGTGGATGTAGGCCGTGAAGATGCCGTGCCCTTCGATCCCGAGCGTCGTGCCTGTGATTTTCGCGTTCTCGATTTTGGTTGCCATGCTTCCCTCAGTCTGCCGATGCCCGTGCCGTCAGTTGCTCGATCTGCGCCTTGAGGGCGTCCCGTTCCCGCTCGGCCTTGCCCAGTTGAGCTTTGAGTTGGTCGGTTTCCTCGTGCAGCGCCGTCGTTGTGTGCGCAGCTGATAGTTGATCGTGATAATCGGTGCTGTTGCTTTTGACGAGTTCCATGTAGCGCCCCTGCCACTGGTCCCGTTCCCGCTCGGCGTTCGCGGCACGGGCCTTGAGTGTCGCAATGGACATACCGTCATTGGCTGCTTGCAGCGATAGCATCTCCCGCAGCCGCTCGATCTCGGCCTGCTGCTCGGCTCGCACGGCGGCAGCAAAGGCATCGATGGTTATCTTCTGCGGGTCGGCTCCGACCGACCATGTGAGTCCGCAGACCTCGCAATAACGCCGCGCCGTGCCGTCGCCTGACGCCGTGTAGCCATGTCCGGCACCGCTGCCATGAGGACATACCGCCTGCCGTCTCGCCTCTGCGACCGATCGTGATCCCCCCTGAGAGAGAATGGGGATCGCGCTGCGCTCCTGCTCGTTGGGAGCGAGAGACGCGGTAGACGCTTGGTTGCCGCTGCCGACCTGAAGAGACTGACCCACCGCATCGAGGACGATGCGAGCCCTAAAACCGTCAGCGACAGCCCGACGCTCTGCCAACCATCCTTCGATGTTCTCGCCGCGCTCGGTCACGCCCTTGACAGCGATCGCCGACACGATGGCGTCGTATTCATCCCATAAAGTCATGCAGTCACTTCTCATCGAAACCTGTCCTATCTGGGGCGTCTCGCTCTCCGCTCCCGAGGCTGGCGACGGCGGCAACGCCATCCAATGCGTCGGCATCGGATCTTCGCCGGTCACGAGTCCGGGGCCATCGCGAAACACAAAGTGGCCGAAGTCGTGATGCCATCCCAGCAACCAGCGCCCGTCCTTGGGGTGCGTGCCGAATAGTTGCCAACCGTTCAGACGCGGCTCGGTCTCCGCTACATCCGGTATCGCGTGACCGATGAGCCCTGCGCAAGAATCCTTCTCCTCTCCTCGTTCGATCCCTCCCGATACCGGACGGAGGGGACGACCGGCTGCGGCTCTGACGCGGTCGGTAAACTCGCACGAACTACACGCGCCGGGCATCCACGCTTCCTGACCACACTTCGGGCACGTCTCCTGCGGTTCCTGTCGCTCTGACGAGACGGAGGCACCGCCGACTGGTGATCTCCATCGATCGAGAATGCGACGGGCTTCCTCGGCGTCACGGACGCTGCTCGCATAGGGGCAGTGCTCGTCGTGTTGCCAACCGCTCGCACTCTGCGCCGGGCAATACCGGCAGAAGTGAACCCCGCAATCGAGGGTTCGGATCGCCCGCGTGATCTGATTCAGTTCTGAAATCGTCATCGCTTCCCAGTCAATAAGGCGAAACAGTGAATGCACCAGCCCGAGTGCCACGTCCACCGCTTACAGTGCGGACACTGCACCTCGTCTTGTGCCGCCTGTCTCGCGATCTCCCGGATCGTCTGCGGCTCGTCGTCGTGTGTCATCGCTTGGCCTTTCTCCGTCCTCGATCCGGGGAGGTATTCAGTAACTTGACCAGGAACTTCGCGCTCTCTGCACTGAAGGCATAGAAACACCGGGAGTCGTCGATGCTGGCGCTGATGTGCCACATCCGCTTCGCCTGATACCTCGATCCGCTCGTCCGGCGAGGCGAGGGAGATGAGGACTTCATGAGAACTCCGACGAGGAAAACGGATGGCCCTCGGGGTCGAGCCAGCAATTACGCTCCGCATGCGCAGGATGTTCGTTGCGGCAGTAGAGGGTGTGATTCAGTTGTTCCGACCGCTTCGCTTCGACCAACTCACCGAACCGCTCGGCGGTCACCAGTTCGCCGTATTCATCACGGATTCGGCCCGATTTCAGCGCTTCCTTCCACTCTGCCCACGAACGGATCGTGTCGGTGCCATGAAACGTGAACATCCAGCCGTACGAGGACTTGCCGATGTGCGTCACGTCGCACCGCTGGCAGCACTCGCAGATATTGGTTTCGTGGTAGTAGTTGGTGCCCATCCGTTACGCTCGCTTCCTCGTCATCGCTGGGCTCTCCTGTGGCTCCACCAATTCCGCTAACTCGTTCAACGTCTGCGTCCTCGGAAACTGCCAGAGGAAGGGATGGGCCTCGTCACTGCCGTCCTCGCGAATCCAGCAGAGATTGCCCTCGACCCGCACCACCACCGCGATCCGATCCTTCGGCCAGTGCGGCCAGCGCACGCGATCGCCTTTGACCGGCTTGCGGGTCAGCATCTCAACTCGCCTTGACCAACTTCGGCCGCGTGGCCTTCACTGCTCGTGTCCGCTTCGCTTTCTCAATCTGCGCGTGCCGTGGCGTAATCGCTGGCACCTTCGCCGGCTGAATGTCCCGCCCTTCGTCGTTCACCAGGATCGCGGTTAACGGCTCCAGGCAGCGATCACACTGCCGCGTCCACACGCCGTTGATCACCACCCGGTGCCAGTGGGGGGAGTGGTTGAAGAAACAGCCGGAGAGCACGCGATGGAAGAAGGCGCGAATCTTTTTGGCCGGTGCCTTCTTCATCGTCTCCCTCGTTTCACCTGTGCGTCGTGCGGTAGCTGCATCCCTGTCACCAGCGAAGGTCGTCACGACCGCCGTGGGCGTCGTCGCCTCCCGCATCCCGATCACGCTGTGCGACTCGGTAGGCCAAGCCGCCGATCACTAACAAGCCGATCGCCACCAGACTGATCACCCCGAAGACGAGGGCGAAGACGTCGAGGAGTTCACGCATGGTTAGGCCGTTCTCCGATCGCTGAGGTCAGTGGGTTTCCACGCATGGGCGATCCACCGCGACAGCACCAACGGGATCTTGGCGATCATCGCGGAGGCTGCTTTTCGCGCAGGGCTCTTGCTCCATGTGTTCCGCGGATCGTTCGGGTGTCGATTGCCAGCCCCCTGTCCCCATGAGATAGAGCCAATCCCGACACCTTTCACAGCCTCTGACTGAAACGACCGCCCGCTGCCGTCGAAGCGAAACCCCGCGACTTTGATCGCCTTGCGCGTGATCGGCATCAACGCCGGCACATCACCCCACAAGTAGAACGATCCGAAATGCCACCGAGCTCGCCCGACCCATCGCTGCGCCCCGCGCACGTTCTCCACTACCAGCGGGATATGCCGTCCGGCCGCTTCGCACGCTTCCCGCTGAATCCGAAAGCACGCATCGAACAGGGCCGTCAGTTGCTTCACGTCCAGGACGCCGTTCTCGTAGTCCCGCGCTTTCTGCTTGGCTATCGACCACGGCATCGCCATGTAGCTGTATTCCTGACAGGGCGGGGACGCCACGATCAGATCGGCGTGCTTGAACTGCGCGCCGTGGATCGTCAACACGTCTTGCAGGACGAGCTGCGCCGGGTAGCGATGCTCCCCGTAGACGTGCCGCTCGATGTCGAAGCCGACCACGCGGTAGCCTTCAGCCAGCAGCCCTTCCGTCCAGCCGCCCAGGCCGCAGCACAGATCGATCGCCAGCGGCTGCTTCACGCCGCCGCCTTCCAGCGGTACCACTGCCCGCGCGTATGGCCCAGATGGACGGGATGTTTCCGTTCCACCTGTCCGGTACAACACGCATTGATCACCGTGGCATAGACACAGCGACGAGGGAGATTCAGCCGCTCAGCGATCTGCTGCGCGCGGAAGTACTGTCCCGCGTTCTCACAGAGGAAGCGGCGGACGCGATCCGAGGCGGTCACTTGGTGATCTCCGTGATCTGGATGCCGTACTCAGCCTCGACCATCTTTTTTTTGAGCCGATACATGGGGGTCTTGAAGCCCTTTGCATCCTCAAAAATCGCGACACCAGACTTGTCGTAGTAAGCGAAATCAGCGATGTAGGAGCACACCTTTTGCGGATGCCGAACACCAGGCGGGCAATCGCGCACGAACGCAGCCACGTGAATGTCGAACTTCGGTTGCAGCTTCAGGCCGATAATCTCGCCGGCCTTCTCCAGCAGTTTGAGCTCGCTATACCGCTTCGCTTCCGCTTTCGAGGCGAATCGGATGCCGTCAACCGTCGTCGGCTTGGCGCCGTACTTGTGGCCGCGCTTCATGCCGAGAACTCCATCGGGAGTGCGCCTTGGGCAAGACGCTTGGCGGCAATCTCGCAGTAGGCTTCAGAAAGATCAATCCCAATGGCCCTTCGGCCGGAGTCCTTCGCGGCCCGAAGCGTCGTACCTGACCCCATCATCGGATCGACGATGATGCGATCCTCTGGCATTACGCCGATCAGCTTCTTGTAGAGCCCTACTGGCTTTGGGCACGGATGCCCGTTTGCTTCGTCTTGTTTCCACGCCGGGTGCCCATGCGGCGGAACGCGGAAGATGTCATCCCATCGCGGTTTTCCGCGATCGCCAGCAGGCAGGTTGTAAAAGCAAATCGGCTCCCACGATGGGCTCGCGCCAACGTGCACAATGCCGCCTGTGAATACCTTGTCCCAGCACCCGATCCACTGCGGCTTTTTCGGAAGATCAAATAATCGTGAGTGGCTCATCGTGAACGCCATCGGGCACTCCAACTCGAGCAGCCATGTCATTAGCTCGATCCATTGGGGCATGTAGTCTCGATACACGTCGTACTTGATCTTCTGACCCGTCCCATACGGCGGGTCAGTGACGACCGCCAACGCGAATTGCGTCCGCGTGTCCAAAATCTCCCGACAGTCCCCGTGATAGATCGCGATGCCGTCTTGCTCGTAGTAGGGGGTCAATCCGCCATCCCTCCACGCGATACCGATTTCGCTGGCTCGCGCCTCAGATCCGGCGGCAACGGCACGTCCGCTGATCGCATCGCGCCGACGAACCAACTTCCGATCTGGACACCGCGAATAACGCGCCAGCGCACCTCATACGGGCGCAGCAGATGGAACGTCACCAGCGGCCCACGGACGAACGAGAGCCAGTACCAGCGAATCCTCATGCCGCCCTCCCGCCCGCGTTCCTTGCTTTGCGAATCGCGATGACCCGCCTCAACATCTCGCGCGCCTGACTTCTCAGTTGCGCTTCCGCGTGATCCACTTCCGCCTGGGTCGCGTGGATCGTCAATTTGTAGCCCCTTGCCGATCCGATCACGCGCCCTCTCGACTCCGAGGCGATCAACCGCGCCCCGCGTTCCGTTAACCCAGGAATCTGTCGGCACAAGTCCCGGCGCAGATGCCACTGCCCATCGGATAAAGCTGTAAGGAACGCTGCCGTGAGCCGTTGCGCGTCTTCCTGCTCCCGCTGGCGAAACAGACTCGGTTGATCCGTCATGCCTCGGCCTCCATCACAGGCTCCAACTCTGACCGCTCCGGTAAGCCCAACGGCTTCGCAACGGCATCCATCGCCAACTTGCCGCGCCGATAACACGAGCAGCGATCAAAGTAGGTCGTGCCGTCTGGGCGGGTGAATTCCTCGAGATAGCGGTGGTGCGTGCAGCCCGTCGTCCCCTTAACGAACGCCTCCGCGCGCAACACGTCGATCACCTTCGCGCACGCACCTTTGAGGTCATGGGCCATCGGGATCGGGTAGAACTGCCGCCCGTTCGCCGCTTCATCCACGAGGATCTGCGCGGCTTTCAACAAGATCACCGGCTGATCCTTCAACTCGTCTAACGTGCGCTCGAAGGCACGCCGTTGTGGGGCGTCAATCTCCGTCCGAAACCCGACTGCCAAAAACGCCAGCGCATCGCGGATCGGCGTTCGCACCGGGGGATTGCCGAAGATGCCCTGCATCGACAGCAGCGACTTCCGGCTGACCGTCTCTCCCTGCGACGAGGCCGTGATCAGCTTCGACAGATTGAACTTGAACTGCGGAAACGTGAACCCGCCGTTGCGAATGAAGTCATCCGTCGAAGCGAAGTACGCCCGTAACCACTGCGTCAGAGAGGCAAAGGAGTATTTACCCAGCAACTCCTTGGCGATCTTCATGTCCCGCGGCCAGTTGATGTCTGCGGGATTACCGAACTGCGCCTGATACATACGGTCGTAGGTTTCCACCAGCAATTTCGTTTCGCTAACGGGTTCGGGTGAGTGGACAGCCAACGCGCATACCCTTACTTCTCTTGCGGGTCGTTCAGCACTGCGAGCACCTTGGCTCCGAGACCATCCGGCACGAACTCGCCTCGGTCGTTGTCGTTCGCCCTATCGGTCGCCCAGAACCATAAGTCCCGGAGAGCCGCGAGCGCGTCACTACGTTGCGCCTTCGCGACAGTGTTGTAGGCGGCGATCCGCGCGTTGGTCGCGCGTAATTCATTGATTTGGTCGAGTATTGGGTGCTGAGAGCAGGTGTGTTGATTGGTCGTCACGCCGGTGAACGCCACTTCCATGCACGCGCCGCACTCAATATCGATGCCGCTGTTGCTAAGCATCATCAGCACGGCGTCTTCGGACCACAGACGATGATTAGCGTCACGCATTTCACGCACCACCGCCGCGAAGCCAGCCCTTGCCGTCTCCGGATCAACGGCCGCCTCTAGCCGATCCGCCCAATTCCGAATGACGAAGTGCAGCAGTGGACGGCGGGCCTCGTCCGCCCGTGGTGCCCCCTCTGTGTATTGCGCCGATGCCACTCCACGTCCTTGTCCTAACGCGCCGCCCGGACCACGCGACAGATCGCCACGCTCCACCGCGCGCTCGCACGTCGTGAACCGCTCACTATGGGTCGTGTTGGCGCGCGCGTCTTCGTAATCGCGCCAGTCGAGATACTGCGTGGCGGCAGGAATGATCGGCTCGTTGGCGAGATCGGGACGGCGTGCGGCATTCCAGCCAGATCGCTGCCCAGCGTAGAACGCCTGTTGAAGGCTCGGTATCTCTATGGCTTCACGCGCCTTGAGGACTCGGTTGTAGTTGTCCTGCGAAGGGTTGATTCCATAACTCGTCACCGCGTGCGTGAACGCCTTGAAGTGTTGGTCGCTCATACCGAATGGTCTTCTCCCGCGTCGTAGCGTTCGGTTGATTCGCGCGGATGTTGTGACGCCGGTAGCCGGATGCGGCACGTCAAAGAACTCCGTTAGTTGTTTCTCGGCCTCATCGACCGTCACCCATCCGCGCAACGGAGAGGCGTTCCGCAGATCAGCCCACCGCCTCGCATCGTCTCGACCCATCTCCAGCCGAATACTCATCTCCGCCGCATTTCCGCAGAGGTATTCCGCGATGGCGCGAATAAACTCCCTGCGTGGATCACTCATTGGGCTTCACCAGTCGCACAAACCCAAGTGTGGTCAACATCGTTTCCAGCACGCCCGTCACTTCATCGACCATCAACGCGCGCTCCGCGTGCGCCGTTTCCGGCAACGCCATCTGCTCCAAATTGGAAATGATGCGCTCCGCGACTTCTGACAAAATCCCGTGTGACTCGCCCATGTGCTCACCTCTCGCTAAACTTGCACCGCGCCAATAAGGGACTTGTTTTTCCCTGATCTGCTCTTGAGAAGTTCTTTCTCGCAGGTCAGAGAGCCACTTGATCCCAGATCGTTCACAACTGATCAGGTCGGGGCCGACACAAGTCCCTCAGAAAGTCGGACATCCCCTCTTGGTGTCCGCTCTTCAGCTACGGACTCCGCTAGAGCGCTCGGGCTGCTCTTCGCCAATGACGCTCGCGCGTCGAAACTGAATCAACCTCACAAACGCGCACACGTCGGGCATGCGCTACAGTCGGGATTACGTCTTTCGTTACGTGCTCAACACGAACGACCGAAACGGGCCGGGCTTGATACCGGCTTCTACTGCTACTTCTCGCGGTTAAGGCGCCCACCTACCGCCGCCATCGTTGCAGGCGTCGGACTTACAGCATCCCCGCGACTTTCCAGCAGACCCGATCAGTTGCGTGTCCGTCCACGCCGCCGCTCCGGTCGTTCGTGTTCAATACGTGGCCGTCTCTCCGACCTGTCTCACGCCCTTACTGTTTGCCTTGATGCGTTCGCCGCCGAGCGATGACGCCGCAAGGTTGCGATGAATGCGCGCGTATGACTGCATTTCGGTCACGACGTTCATCACGTCACGCGCATCTTCGGACCGCATATGCGAGTTCCCGAAGACCACGGCCTCAAGCGCCGTCGCCCAGTACTCGACCAGTGCCGGATTAACCGTTTCGTTGCTCATCTGTTCTCCGCGTCCATGTCTTCAACACGTCGCATCGCGAAACGTCCCGCGTCGGTAAGCAGCCCGCACACCGGAACGTGCTCCCCCGCGATGCGACGAATTCAAGGCAGCAACCTACGCCGCTTGCTCCTGGTCGTACTTGAAAACAAATCCCGGCATCAGGTGCCACACGAACGTCTTCAACTCGAGACACAACTGATCCACTTCGTCGTCAGTCATGTGGCGCGTCTTTTTCCGCCGCGGAAAGCCCGTGACCTCATCAACGCCATCCGGCCGTAGTCGCAGCAGTACTTGCTCCTTGAACTCTTCGCGGTCTTCCCAGCCCAAGGCTTCGGCGGCTTCATCCAGCAACGCATGGAGCTTGTTGTTGCGTTTGATGCCGCGCACCGGATCGCTAATCTCGCAGCGCAATTCCTGCCCATGCGCCAGCGTCTTCACGAACTTGTCGTAGCGCACCGGCGCGGCGAATTGCAGGCGCTTCCGACCGTTCTCTTCGACGCAGATCAACGTGAAGTGCTCGCGAGTCACGCCGCGCTCCAGTTCCGCTTCCCCACGATCGCGAATGGCTTTTTACGACCGCGCATCATGGATTCGTTCCAGTGGAAAAAGATCGGCTTCGTCGCGTCCGTACCTTCGACCTGGATAAAGCCGCCTTCGATCAGGTCGTGCGCTTCGGCACAGACCGTGATGATCCGCTTCGACACCGTCACCCAATCGGGCCGCACGTTGCGCCCCTTCAGGTGGTGATGCTCGCGACGACGACGGGCATCGGGATCGCCGGCCTTGGTGAATCGGCCCGTGACCCAGCAGATCGAACCGTCGCGCAGATCAACTTCCGCGTAGGCATCCAGCAGCGCCTGCTCGTCCTCGCGCCGTCGCTCATGCCGGGCGAGCCGACCGGAGCCCTTCGGCGGCTTCCAGTTGGGGCCAGTAAATGCCATCACGACTAAAACGGCTGATCCGCCGGCGGAATGTCGTTGGTCCAATCGCGCTGGTCGTGCTCGGCGTCGAGCAGCCGCACACCCTTGAGCGTCGGCGCAAACCCCTCTTTTTCCTTCAGCGTGCGCGTCACCGCTTTTTCGCGCTGGCAGATGTCCATGCACAGATCGAACAACTGCGCGTCACCCATCCAGATCGTCGCCGTCAGACCATCCGAGAACGTGACGTTGCCTTTCTTCTTGCCGCGCCCGTTCAAGTCCTCGCAGCGCGCGATCAGGTAGGTGCCCTCAGCCAGATCGACCGGGGCCGCGTCCACGACTTCGCCGGTGTGGTTGTCCACAACATCCCCGCTGGTCGTGGTTTGCAATCGACCCGCGACGGGCGCTTCGACCACCACGCCCGGCTTGTCGTCCGCCTGCGCCATTTCGTCCGGCGTGTAAAGACCGCTCAACTGATGCGGGAAGGCTTTCCGCAACGCCAAGGCTTCGGCACACTTCGCGAGTTGGTTCGCCGGCATCTTCGACCACATCGATCCGCCGGCGTTGTATTCGCTCCACTTGGCAATCGCCGTAAACGGATGCGAACAGCCCTTGCGGTAGACGACTACCCGCGCGGCGGCCGGTGGAACCTTGGCGAGCCACACGTCTTTCCAGACGCCATCCTCGCCACACCAGGACACCTCTTGCCCGTCCATCTCGCCCGACCGCTCCGCGATCACGCGGAAGCCATCGATCGAGACTTGCGTGGAACCCTGGTTGCCGCGCTTGATCCAATAGATTTGGCGCGCGAAGGGATCGAGGCCGGTGCGCCGACACTGCGCCAGAAACAGCTGCAATTCGTTGTCGCTGGCACCTTTGGCAATGGTCTGTTTTATGAGCTCAACTTGATCCGGCGTGATCGCCGGGGCCAGCGTGGCCGCGTCACGCGGCATCATGGCGGTCGTCACTGTTCGTCCTCCGTGCGACCCTCGAAGTCGTATTCGGGTTCGTCCTGTGGGCGGTAGCCGGGATCGCCGGGATGCGACTGGAACCGCGCGACGGCGTCCTCCACCAGCTGCTCCGTTTGCCCACGCAACCACGCGCGATCCTTCACGTCCAACTTCGAGAACGGCGTGCCGGGGCAGGTCAGATCCGTCAGCACGTCGGCAAACTTCGACGCGACGTAGGCTTGCCGCCAGGCGTCGTCAATCCCCTGCCCGCAGGGCACCGACCACGGCATCTGGTCATACGCCGGCGCCACCGCCTGCCGGGCCGCTTTGCGATCGCCCATGAACCGGGCGAACAATTCCTCGATGCAGGACACGGCGTAGGCGTGCAGCTCACGCTGCTCCGTGGGTGACGAGCCCCGATCGCCAAACACCAACCCGCCGAACCCCGCTTCGAGCCGTTCGATCATGTTGGACAGCGTCCAGCGGTCCATCTTCAGGAACCGCGTGTAGGCGCGCAGGATCTGCCGGCGGCACTTGTTCCGCTCTTCGCTGTAGCCGCGATCCGTCCACAACCCGCCCGGATGGGAGTCGCAGAACAACTCCCACGCGGCCAGCTCCATCTCTTGTTTTGGTAAGGGGCCATCGGTCCAGCCAAGGAGATCAATGACGATGTCCCGATCGACCACAACATCCTGATTAGCGGGCAACTGAGGCATGAAGACCCTCCATCTGTCGGCGCCGTCGCGCATCGTGAGACCTACCGTTGAGGGCACCACGCCGCGTACGTCCGTGGCGCTCTCGATCCATGGCGTTCTCTTTCGCCGTTCCCCATGCGAGGTTGTCAGCACGGTTGTTTGTCTTGCATCCGTCGAGGTGCCGCACCTCGTGCTCCGGCGATGGCCGCGATCCGTGGAAGGCCGTTGCCACGAGCACGTGCACCCACCGCCTTACACGCCGACCGGGAAGCGCTCCGTTGACGCGGACAACGAGGTATCCCTTCTGGTCACGTGATGGGGCCACAACGCGCGGCTTGCCTTTCAGGGTTGAGGTCACAACGCCGTACTCGTCAACGGAGTAGCCCAACGGAAGACGGTCCGACGCGCTCAGACCCAACGCCGCTGTCAACTCGCAGCGACGTTTCCGTGCTTCTGCCTGCCGCTTGGCTTGTTCACGACGCGCACAGGAGTGGGAGCACATGACTTGCGGTGCCATGAGGTAGCGGACAACGAACGACCGGCCGCAATAACCACACAGTCGTGCACGCCCTTTGGGAAGTTGCATCAGGTCTTGCTCCGGGAATTCGTGGTGTGCTACTTTGGCCATCGAACGATTCACCTCGTGTGTTCTTCCGGGCCGCTTCGATCTGAACCATCGAGCGGCCCGAACTGTTTCTAGTGCCGTCGCACGACGTCGGTGCCCTGCACGGCCCGTAACGCCTTGCCCTTCCGTAAACCGATCAACGTCGCCAACACGTCCGCCCGACGCTGATAGATCACCGTCTCTAAGCTGCTCACGTCATCCAACGGGACATGGGTCTGCATCGCCTTCGCGCAGCGCTCGGTAAAACCGTCCGCCGGTTGGCCGACCCACCAGGACGCATCCGAGACGCGCTTGGGTTCAATCGCAATGTGGCCGAACGTCATCGCGCCGTGGCTCGGTGTCCTCATGACGCGTGCCTCAACAGATGCGCCTTCGCTTCTCGGACTTCGCGCGCACGCTCCAACGGTTTCCGCCGCGCGTTCGGCATCACCCGCACCGATCCGCCACGCTCGAAAAACGCTTTGACGTGCTCGCGGTACCAGAAGTACGGCTTGGAGTCGTAGTTGACGGGGCCGCCGCAGATCGGTTGCTTCTTCTGGCAGCGGTTCCAGATGGTGCCCTTCGCCAATCCGGTGAGACGGCAGATGTCGTCGACGCGCATCACCAGCGGCAGTTGATCCCAATCGGTGACGATGGTCACTGGACCCTCACCGTGGGCACGTCGAGCGAAGCGTCGAGTTGTTCGACTTCCGTGCGCACCGTGCGCAACATCTCGCGGACCTTGGCCCGATCAGCGGAATCCAGCCGGCCATCACGGCTTAACTCGCGCACCTGTTCCAGCACGCGCGCCGCCGCCGTATTCACATCGATGGATTCATTCAGCGCGTCCGCCGTGGCGACGTGTTCGAATTCCACGACGCCGCGCCGGTGCGCATTCAACTCTGCGTCGATCACATCCCAGCGGCCCGTCACGGCACAGAAGCGAACCAGCGCCTTGAACGGAATCAGATCGCTCGGCTGGCTTTCGCTCGCGTAGTTCTTCAGCCGACTGAAGGCAATCTCGGACTTGTCGGCGATCTCTTCCGGCGTCAAGTCGGCGTGGTGGTAGAGCGCGCAATTGAGCCGCGACTTATGCGTGAGCGGATAGCACTTGTCGCCACGGACGCAGGCGGAACGCTTCTGCATCATGGTTTCCCTACCGTTTCGCCTCGGACGATTGATGACACCGTGCCGAGGCTCAGCAGACACTCACGCTCATGCTGTTCCGGTCCGCGCAGCCACCCGCCCAGAAGCCCACCAATGGCCGCCATCACCGTATGTGTGGTGGCGCGCATCTCAGGCCGCCCTCGAAGGAAAGAGAACCGTTGGGTCACAACCGAAGTAATCGGACAGCTTGCGAACGGTGTCCCAATTCAACTCGCTGTACTTGCCGTTCGCTATCTTGTTGATATGTGACTGCGTCACTCCGATGGCGTCCGCAACTTGCACTTGCGTCAGTTCCAGCAAGTCCATCGCCTTCTTGACGCGATTAGGCTCGCCCGGCGACCTTCGCAGCTGCGCGAGTTGATGTTCCTTCAGCACGTCGCACACTATAACGTAGCGGAATATTCCTGTCAATACTTGAAATGAATAGATGGGATATTCCGGTAACTCCTTTGCCAGCGCAAGGTTACGGCGCGTATGCTCCGACCGTGCCGACAATTGGGAAGAACGTGCGGGCTATTCGTGTGTCAATGGGCCTCACCCAAGATGAAGCGGCCACGAAATGCGGAGTTGCGCAGAATCAGCTGTCGAAATGGGAAAGCGGCAGACAGGAACCAACCGTTGAGTCATTACTGAAACTCGCAGTGGGATTAGGGCAACCGCTAGAGGCGTTCGTTTCCGGTGTGAACCGAGCATTTGACCTCGCTTGTCAGAAGCGGGATCAAACGTCGGATCTTTCACAGGAAGGAGCACAAGCCAATGTCCCAGCTGCGGCTCGTGTGGAACTCGCACGACTCAAATCTCTCGTTGCTCGATACCAAGCCCAAGCCCGCAAAGTGTTGCAGGTCTCGGACTCCCTCGATGAGGTCGCAACAGCTCTTGAAGAAATTGGATCGGCTGATGAAGGAACGGCCCATCGCGTTCGCCGTACTCGAAAAGCGGGTTGACAAGGCGATCGCTTTGCTTGATCAAAAGATTGTGATCGGAGCGCTATTGGAGTAAACGCTGAAACCGTGCGCCGTGCAGACCAGCACTGCCGCCCCCCAGCGGTGCGCACATTTGGAGGCGTGAAATGTGGATTGCATGGATGCTACTCGGCGCATTGATCGGTGTCGCGGCCGCGCAACGGAAAGGCTTCTCCGTTGTCGGTGGCGTGCTGGGCGGATTACTCCTCGGGCCGCTAGCGTTCCTGATGTTCTTCGTCAGCGGCATCGACAAGAGCGACGCGAACCGGAAGAAGTGCCCGCACTGCGCGGAGTGGGTCAAGGGCGAAGCGACGATCTGTAAACACTGCCAGCAACCGCTGGTAGTCGCAACGATACGCTAACGGGGAACACGGAGACTCGCATGGCTGGTCTATTAGTGCTTCTCGCTATGGCCTGCATCGTCATCTGCATCGCACGCAGTGCATACAAGGGTGACGGGTATCGCGGCCTCTATGTCGCTATCGCCATTGTTTGCATGGCGATGTCGTATGGGTGCTTCGCAATCACGCCCACACCGCGAGACATGCTCGTGGCGGTCGCGTCGAAGGACGAGACACAGATCGCCGGTACTCGCGCAATGATCGCATTCGGCCCCACCATCGGCGGACTGTGGCTCGCGGGCGCGTTCGGCGGGGTGCTTGGGGCCGCGTTGTTTAGAACCAGGATGGCAGGCCCGACGCCATCTATATCGCCAACTGCTGTCGCAATCAGCCACACGCCGCCAGCATCAGATCCAGCTCCGCCCGCCGCGCCGACTCGTTCGCGGAAGTTCACGGCCGTTCTACCAGGCACCGGACGCGGATTCTTTATCGAAGTGGTCGGCGAGTCGCACTACCAGCCGCAACTGCGACAACTGCAAGCGATCGCCGGGACCGATCCGGTTCGCGTGCTGCTCCATCCAGAACCGGAGAACCCGCACGATGCGAATGCCGTCGCAGTCAAGACGTTTGAGGGCGAGACGCTGGGGTATCTCACACGCGAGGACGCGCCGCGTTATCAACAGACGTTGCTGGCACTGCGCGAGCGTGGACAGACCGGCATTTGCTCAGCGCGACTCGTTGGCGGCGATGCGACACGCCCAGCCATCGGCATCTGGCTTGACCTCGAGCCACCAACAGTCGTTGCGGCCGCGTGCGATGTGAAATACACGCGCGTGCGCCAGTCGGACGCTGATCCGGTAAAGGCCAGCGAGTAATGATCGCTCGACGCGCGTTACTCGTCCTCGCCGTCAGCTTGGTCTTGCCGTCATGGTCCCGTGCCGCGACCTGCACCGGAGAGAATCCCTGCAAGGCGTGCAAGAACTGCTCAGCCTGTGCGCACTGCAAAAAGAACAAGGGTACGTGCGGAGTGTGCAAGCGAAAGACGACGGATGGGCCGTCGCGGTAAACGGCGCAAGCTCGATCCGAACGAGCCCTGCATCTGGATCGATGACACCGGCATCGCCGTCTGCGTCAAAGGCCAGAAGGAGCACCGCTTCGCCCACGGCGAACCGCTGGCCCACCTGATCGACGTCCGCGATCGCCTCAAACGGAAAGCCGCACGCGCCGCCACGCCCCGATCCGGCTCGCTCGCCGCCGATGCGATCGACTACCTCAAGACGATCAGCGATCGCCGTAAGCACTTGAACGCCGCCGGGTACTGCGCGCACTGGACCACCGCGCTCGATAGCGACGGCGTGCCGTTCGGTGAGCGCTCCCGCTTCGCCCTGACAAAGCTGAAGATTGAACAGATCGTGGCCGGCTGGCTCCGTGACGGTGTCGCGGCGTCCAGCGTCAAGAAGCGCTTATCCGCCCTCAGTGCCATCTTCGAGAAGACCAACACGGACGACCAGCCCAATCCAGTGAGCCGCGTCACGCGCCCGCGAGAACCCGACCCGGAGCCCCGCGGCCAGCCGCTCGAGGTCATCGCGCGCATCCTGGCCGAGATGCCCGATCGCGGACGGCCCAGCAAAGGCGAACCCCGCCCGACCGTCAGCCACTCCAAGACCGCGATGCTCTTCATGATGTATACGGGCCTGCCGCCCGCCCAGATTGAACGCATCAACCCGGCGACCGACATTGACTGGCAGGCCACGAACGACGACGGCGAGCCCCAGGTGGCCCTCAGGCGCCGGCCCAGGCGGAAGGGCAAGGGCGCGAAGGAAACATGGACGCAGCTTGAGCCGCCCGCCGTGGATGCACTCAAGCAGCTGATCGCGATTGGCGTCACGGAACAGGGCACGCTGAAGCGGTTGGACCGTCATGCGATGGCGAATGCGTGGCGCCGCGCGTGCGAGAAGGTCATTCGTCAGCAGCTGGCCGATAGGGAGCCA